CTTCAAAGAGTATCAAGGTTTTCACCAAACACAAAGTAACATCACTAATAATGTGGTTAAAAGACAATAGATAATTATGAGCAATATAACATTAACAAAAGTAGCTGTAAGAATAAGTTTAAGTGATGGTCAACCTTATAAAGAATATGTAGAAGCAGGTAGTTATCAAGATCTTTATATAGATGCAACTTGTATAATGGCAGCAACCCCATACTATTCTACACTTAACAAAGGGGTTATGAACGGTTTGGTTTTATTAACTTTAAAAACAGGGACGCAGATAGTAGATCCATCACCTATAGTTGTTCAGGCAAACTTTCAAGATATTAAGGATATAATGGATGCAAATAAATAAATTATGCTAGTAAGACTATTTGACGTACAAAACAGTAAAGTAATTCCAACAGAACATTGCTATGCTTTACCTTTCCTAAAAGCAATTATGACTGAATATCCTGATACATACTTACAGGTTTATCAATATATTTTTTATATGAGTTGACCTAATCCTGATATGAATCCATTTTTTAATTTACCTGAGCATGAGAAAGAAGATATTATAATTGAAGAAGTAAAGTTGGAGGAATCACCAGAAGATGGAAAGATAAGATATGCTCTAGACATGTGTAAGAAATTATATGAAACACCAACATACAGAGCTTATGTAGGTATAAAATCCATGTTAGATAGATTAGGTAAGTATATGGAAGTCACACCTATAGAACATGGTAGAGATGGAAATATTAATTCCATGGTAAATGCAGCAGCTAAATTTGAGAATATAAGACAATCATACAAAGGAGCATTTAGTGATATGAAACAAGAGCAAGAAAGTTCAGTGCGTGGAGGTGCCGGATTAGCTTATGATCAAATATAAAATGAAAGTACAAGAAAAATGGCTATTCTGTTATTGGGATGAACCAATATTTGACGAAGAAGTAAAAAAAACTAACAATACAAAAACTAAAAACAATTGCACAACAAGTAATACCAATAGGAAAGAAGGTTCTAATCAAACAAAAAGAAGCTGAACAGTATTTTAAGAATACTACAATTATGATTCCCACATCTTCACAAGAGCAAGAAAATATAGGGACTGTAGTTGGTGTAGGTCAAACAGTTTCAGAAATACAAGTAGGGGATGTTGTACAATATACAGATCACTGTCTACCTGTACCAATGAGGCATGATGAAGCAGAACACTTGCTTATACAAGAAGGGGATATATTTGCTATTCTGAGAGATGTATAAAACCATTCCTACATATAATAATAATAAGTGGGAAACAACAGAGTTTGAAGATAGAGAAAGTTTTATAAAGTTTTTATTGGATATATTTAAGGAACCTGGTGAATATAATTTTACCAGTATGTCTAAAGAATTTAATAATGAAGCTAAAACTTTTAATAAACTTGGCTTCTATTGTGATAAACCTTTTAGATCTAAAGATTTTATAAGCTATTGGGAAGATCAGAAGATTAAGTGTAGAGAAGGTGTGATATATAAACACAATGGACTTACGTGGTATCTAACACGTGACTACTACATGTGGCTTAACTTTTTACCCATATATGATAAAGAAGAAAAAAAATATGGTTTTGCTAAAGTGCGTGATGCTCAGTATCATATGGCTTTGTATGAAATACTTGCAGAGTTGCATTATCAGCACTCAGCAATATTAAAGAAACGTCAGATTGCTTCTTCCTATTTTCACATGGGAAAAATAATTAATACATATTGGTTTGAAGAAGGTAGTACATGTAAAATTGGTGCATCACTAAAAGACTATATAAATGATAAAGGTTCTTGGAAGTTTTTGGATGAATACAAAACATTTCTAAATGAACATACTGCATGGTACAGACCAAGTAATCCTGAAAAGGTTTTATTATGGCAGCAACAGATAGAAGTTAAAGTTGGTAATAGGAAAACAGCTAGAGGTTTAAAATCTAAAATACAAGGGGCATCATTTGAAAAAAATGCAACATCTGGAGTAGGTGGACCTACAACATACTTCTTTCATGAAGAAGCTGGTATAGCACCAAAGATGATGCAAACATATGAGTACTTACGTCCTGCAATGTCTTCTGGTATGGTGACAACAGGTATGTTTATAGCTGCAGGATCTGTTGGTGACTTGGAACAGTGTAATCCTTTAAAGGATATGATACTCAATCCAAAAGCAAATGATATATATGCAGTAGAAACTAATCTAATGGATGCAGATGGAGGCATTGGTATGGCAGGGTTATTTATTCCTGAACAGTGGTCTATGCCACCTTATATTGATCAATATGGAAACTCTTTAATTGATGAAGCTATTGAAGCTATAGTAACAGAAAGAGCACGCTGGAAGAATGAATTAAGTGGAGAACAATACCAATTAAGGATATCTCAGAAACCTTTGAATATAGCAGAGGCATTTGCATATAGAAAAGAATCAGTTTTTCCTCAAGGGATATTAAGCAAACAACAAAAAAGAATTCAAGAAAAAGAATATCCTTATGAGTTAATTAAACTAGATAGGGATGAAAAAGGAATTTTTGCTAAAAGAACAAATAAATTACCTATTACAAGATTTCCAGTAGATAAAAAACAAACTGATAAAACAGGTACTGTAGTTGTATGGGAAAGACCTGTAAAAAACCCAGAGTTTGGTGCATACTATGCTTCTATTGACCCTGTGTCAGAAGGAAAGACAACCACATCTGATTCTCTTTGTAGCATATTTGTATATAAAAATGCAACTGAAGTTACAAGAACTACAGCAGCAGGTGACGTTGAACAGTTTATTGAAAAAGATAAAGTAGTGGCTGCGTGGTGTGGTAGGTTTGATGATATTAATAAAACCCATGAAAGACTTGAATTAATAATTGAATGGTATAATGCTTGGACATTAGTGGAAAATAATATTTCACTTTTTATCCAGCATATGATTGCTAGAAAAAAACAGAGATACTTAGTACCTAAACAACAAATACTTTTCTTGAAAGACTTAGGATCTAATAGAACTGTTTATCAAGAATACGGTTGGAAGAATACAGGAACATTATTTAAAAGTCATTTAATCTCTTATGCAATTGAGTTTTTAAGAGAAGTGATAGATGAAGAAACTGACATTAACGGTGTTGTTACAAATCAAACATTAGGTGTTGAAAGAATACCAGATCCAATGCTGATTAAAGAAATGTTAGCTTATTACCCAGGATTAAACGTGGATAGACTTGTTGCATTTGGTGCATTAATTGCATTTGTGAAAATACAACAGTCTAACAGAGGTTATTCTAAAAGACGGGAATCTGAAGATAATTCTTTGGTAAATTCAGAAAAATTCACTAAATTAAAGTATAGTCCGTTCAAAAATATTGGGCAAAATAAATCAAGAAATAGCTCCAGACCAAGAAGGTCAGGTTTTAAAAATTATAAATAGAACAATTAAATATATTCTAGAATGAAAGTATTAAATGCAATGCAGTTAAAAAATGGAGCTAAGGCAGAGAGCGGCCCTACGTTCTCTAGTTTAACTCAACCAGTTCAGTTTATTTCATCTAAACAAAAAACTGATGAGTGGGCTGCATGGAATTTAGATTGGCTTGAAGTTCAAGGAATAGAATTTTTGCGTTTAAATGCTAGAAGGCTTTTAAAGAATTATAAATTAGCTAAAGGTATTATTGATAAAACAGATTACATTGTTGAAGAAGACAATGACTATAAAGAACTGATGGATGTTCTAACAACAGAAAATGAATCTGCATTAGAATTAAAATTTTATCCTATTGTTCCTAATGTTATTAATGTCTTAAGTGGAGAGTTTGCTAAAAGATATAATAAAGTTCAATTTAGAGCTGTTGATGACAAATCATATAATGAAATGTTAGAGCAGAAAAAAGCAGAAATTGAAGAATCATTACTTGCAGATGCAGAAATGCAGTTAGTGCAAAAAATGATTGAGATGGGTATGGATCCCGCATCAGAAGAAGCACAGCAACAATTAAATCCAGAAAATCTTAGAAGTCTTCCTGAAATAGAAGACTACTTTAGCAAGTCTTACAGAAGTTCAGTTGAAGAATGGGCAACTCACCAGCTTAATGTGGATGAGGAAAGATTTAAAATGCAAGAACTTGAAGAGAGAGGGTTTAGAGATAGCCTTATTGCTGATAGAGAGTTTTGGCATTTTAGAATGTTAGAAGATGATTATGATGTAGAACTATGGAATCCTGTATTAACATTTTACCAGAAATCTCCAGATCAAAGATATATATCTGAATCTAGTTATGTAGGTAAGATTGATTTAATGACTGTATCTGATGTAGTAGATAAATATGGTTATTTAATGGATATGAAGCAACTTGAGTCTTTGCAAAAAATATATCCAGCTCGTTCTGCACAGTATCAAGTTAATGGTTATCAAAATGATGGATCATACTATGATGCCACTAGATCTCATGAGTGGAATACAAATGCACCCGGCTTAGCATACAGGCAGTATACAAGTAACTATTGGAATGATACATCAAGTGGTGGAGATATAGTATCTCAAATATTAGATGAAAGTGAAGACTTAATACAATGGGGTGATAGCAACTTAATGAGAGTTTCAACAATTTATTGGAAAACTCAAAGAAAAGTAGGTCATCTTACTAAAATTGAACTAGACGGAGAAGTTACTCAAGAGATAATTGATGAAACATTTAAGATTACAGAAAAACCTGTATATGACACATCAATTTTTAAAAATAAATCTAAAGAAACTCTATTACAGGGAGAACATGTTGATTGGATCTGGATTAATGAAACTTGGGGTGGGGTAAAAATAGGACCTAATGTGCCAGCAATGTGGCATACTACAATGGGTGATAACGTTAATCCTATTTATGTAGGTATTAATAGAACTAAACCTGGTAGGTTACCATTCCAATTCAAAGGATCTAATACATTATATGGGTGTAAACTTCCAGTAGAAGGCCGTGTATTCTCTGATAGAAATACAAGATCTACTTCATTAGTAGATTTGATGAAAGCTTATCAGGTTGGATATAACATGGTAAACAATCAAATAGCAGATATACTAATTGATGAATTAGGTACTGTAATTATGTTTGATCAAAATGCTTTACCACGCCATTCAATGGGAGAAGATTGGGGTAAAAACAATTATGCTAAAGCATATACTGCTATGAAAGATTTTAGCATGTTACCTTTAGATACATCTATTACTAATACAGAAAATGCTACAAACTTTAATCATTACCAGACTCTTAACATGGAGCAAACAGGTAGATTAATGTCACGTATTCAATTAGCTAATTATTTTAAACAACAATGTTTTGATGCAATTGGAATTAACCCACAACGTTTAGGTGGTGCTGTATCAGCACAAACTGCAACAGGTGTTGTTAATGCTATGCAACAATCCTATGCACAAACAGAAATATACTTTGTACAACACTCAGATCATTTAATGCCTAGAGTGCATCAAATGAGAACTGACTTAGCACAGTTCTATAACAGTACAAACCCAAGTGTTAGACTTAGTTATATATCTAGTGAAGCACAAAAAGTAAACTTTACAATCAACGGTACTGATTTATTATTAAGAGACTTTAATGTTTTTGCAACAACTAAAACAAATCACAGAGCTATTCTAGAGCAGCTAAAACAAATGGCTTTAACTAATAATACTACTGGGGCATCAATATATGAGTTAGGTAATATTGTCAAAGCAGACTCAATTGCTGGAGTAACTGATATACTAAAAGATTCTGAAACAAGAATACAAGCTCAGAGACAGCAAGATATGCAACAACAACAGCAAATGCAGCAAGAGCAATTACAAGCTAAAGCTCAAGAAGAACAAATGAAACTGCAAGCTGAGCAAATGGAAAATGATAAGGATAGACAAAATGATTTAACTATTGCAGAAATTAGAGCTGCTGGTTATGGTTCAATGAGTGATGTCAATGAAAATAAAGTCTCTGATTACCAAGATGCTATGAAAGATATTAGAGAAACTACACAATATAGAGAGCAAGCTAATCTTAAGCGTACAGAGATGACTCAAAAAGGAGTACTTGAGCAATCTAGATTAAGTGTAGAAAGAGAAAAAATATCTGCAGATAAGCAAATAGCTAACACTAAATTAGAAATTGCTAGAGAAAACAAAAACAAGTAT